ACCATTGCAAAATTAATGGACCCGCTTATCGGTAAAAATGAATCGGTTAACGTACAACCAATAGTTGAGGAAATAAATAGGTTTAAACAATTAATCAAATGAGTTGGGAAAGTGTATTTATTAGTCCTGCACCTTTTGGTGAAATGAAATATAGTGGTGATAAAGAAGTCAAATTGATATCATACCCTGGTAGTAAAATTGCATCACCCGAAGACGGTGTTGTTTACGAACCTTTAAAACCTTTCTGCGAAAAATCAATCCATATTAAACACAACACTGATAAAGGTGTTGTATCATCGGTATTTTGTGGGGTCGATAACAAATTTGTATCCAACGGAGATAAAATTAAAAAAAATACCACAATTGGTCAGTACGGTGATGATAAAGTGTTTTACTATATCATTAATGAAGAAGGTAAAAAAGTTAATATTGAGAAATATTTTACAGCACCTGTTGCCTCAAGAGTTTCTAAAGACGATAAAGAGTTAGAAAAGAAAAAAGAGGAGCTTAAAAAGAAGGTTGAAGACGAGAATAACAATAAAAAGAAAAACAAAGATAATGAAGAAGGGATGGAAAACCTTTTCGTTAATATGATGTTACTACCATTTTCAGCTGTAAACTCAGCAACTCAAAAAGCCAAATACGAGTATAAGAAAAAGAAAGAGGAAGATGAAAAGAAAGAAAAAGAAGAAAAGTTAAAGAAGGAAACTGAAAAACTCGAGAAGAAATATCAAAAAGAAAAGAATCTACAAGAGAGTATATCTCGAATTAAAAACCTACTAAAATAAAAAACCCCTCTGAAGAGGGGTTTTCTTTTAAACAATAGTTCTGTTTACTTAACAACTGCAGTACTGTCTACCACACAACTATCTACACTTACACAAGTAGAATCTACCATTGTAGTGTCAGTTGAGTCGGTTGTTGTTGATTCAGTTGTAGTGTTACCACCACAAGAAACGATTGCCAGTGACATAGTCACCAATGATGCGAAAATAAGGTTTTTCATTTTATATAGTTTGTTTTAATTCGTTAAATAAATAGGTGATAAATCTTGTAAAATCAAGCGTGTGTCATAAAAATACTAAAAAACATAGATTTTCGCTATGTTAGATATATTTATTTACTACAAATCAAAAAAAACTTATCGGAGGGTATTGACAGAACAGATTTTTTCATTACCTTTGTAAAACATTTGAGACCGACAACGATTCAGATACAAAATCTCAAAAAAAGTGAAAGAAAAATTTGGAACTTTGAAAAATTCTTCTTAACTTTGTAAAACAAATGAGAGAGACAACGATTCAGATACAACTCTCAAAAAAAGTGAAAGAAAAATTTGGAACTTTGAAAAATTCTTCTTAACTTTGTAAAACAAATCGGGAAAAGTCCTGATACGTTCTTTGAAGTATGAATTATCCATCAGGATGTTGATGATGAGACCCTCGGGTTGATTCTGAGATAACTGTAAAAGATAATCGGCCGTGTATGGTCGTTAAATAAACCACGAAAGTGGGATAAAGTGAGTCGGAAGTGTAACCGATTTGCGGCTTCCTCGGGAGCTCGAGTACACAAGCGGGATACCGTTTAACCTTTAGTACCGAGGGCAACGCTGTAGGGAAAGTGGTTAGATGATTAGGCGATGTGGGTCGTCTAATTGAGGTGGGAACACCAATAGGAATAACCCGTAGGAATCAAACAAGACATGGTTTTCCAAAATCATTATTGTGGGTCCCAATATCATAGGATACTTAAAACCGAAAGGTATGATAACAAACGGGTGGTGCCGACATTATCCTTGACGATTCTTTACCAAAGGAGTCATCTCGAAGTAGTCTTGAAGTATGGAGGTGGGGACATCTCAGAGAGTAGTTGAGTATTCAGTTGTTCAAAAGATAACTGAGCCCGTGACGGACCACTACTTTCACAATCCACGACACAAAACTTATGGATACTGTTATTATCCCAATAATAAAAAGACATAAAGGAAAAGTGTCCGTCAGGTTTGAATGAAAGGTGACTACATAGTAATGAGCCGTTCATTGCACACGAAGGTCCCAAGCTGACGTGTAATTGTTTGAAAAACCTCTAATCCCGCAAGGACTAGTTGGGGTGGCAACCTCGAAGAGAGTCGACTAAAACGAGAGTAATTCAAACCTTAAGGAGTGGTAGACCTAAAAGACCGTCACTGAGAAATACTTCTCAAAAGGAAGTGGAAACGGGAAGAAACAATAATGTCCCTAAAGGTTCTCAACAACAAGGTGTATTCTCAGCCCTTAGCCATAAAGAAGTGATTCCAACCAAGAGAAGGAAGGTGATTACGTTAAGACCTGAAGTTATGAATCAAAACTAATCTTCAAATTATTACGTAGGTTTTTGGATGTGATAGTTATGCAACTTTAACACAGACTGTTTTTCCCTTAAAGAAAAGGACAAAAAAGTAAAGCTCCCTGTTGGGTCAACCTAAAGACCACCTTGGTTACAGTAAAAAAAATAAGGGAGACCGCTTTTTAGGATGTGGATGGTATTATCACCACAGACATTTTAGGTCGTTAAACATAAAATGTCAAAAACAGATACCCGTGATGCTAGCACCACCCAACGATATAGGGTTCTGTAGTTGTGTCACTAACAACTCGGTAGGTTTAGATTCCTAGGACAAACAAGGGGGAAGTGTAACGAAAGTTATTTCTTCCCCCCTTTTTTTATGCTCTAAAATATAATAATCGTACAACACTAATCTATAATTTTACCGCATAAAAAAACCCCATCCGAAGATGAGGTTTTAGTTGGTGGAGGTAGAGGGATTCGAACCCTCGTGTCGTACATCCTGACTATTAAGGACTACACGCTTAGGACATTGTTTAAGCTAACAATCCGAAATTTCACAATTCCCTTATTTTAAAGTGGTTCGGTTTACTGAGAACTAATCCTCCACTTGTACCTTTTTCGATAGGTACCACACCTTTGTAAAGACTTCTGTTCCTAGGTTATATGTCCACCGACCCGAATGGTGTTTCCTAATCTGATTAGGCTACTACCGCAGCGTCTTCACGGATTAAACCGATTGCCGCCATTTTGTCTAGAACGTTGCCGTCTAATTGTTGACTCCATAGATTTAAGTGATAGGAACCCTCTCACTGCGTGCCCCGAATAACCAACTATGCCGGTCAATTCCAAGTTACCCCCATATGTTAAAGAACTTATTTCTTGTACAAATATACGAAACTTTTCCGAATTACCAAATCGTTTAATATTTATTGTTAAGATAAATATTCATGGAAGACTCAAACAACAGCGAAATATATGATGTACTGGTAAAAATCAGTCAGGGGGAGAAGATTGATAACTGGGAGGTTCAAAGAATCGATGGGTTAGTATCCGATGTTAGATTTAATGAATCGGCACCTGGTAAGAGTAGGGTTAAGTTAACTTTTGATTCATACGAAGACTATTGGAAACTATTTGACTTAACCACTGATGATATATGGTTTGCTAATGCGGTTTTTTCTCATTACGATACTTTTGAATTTGAATCAGAGGATTGGGCTGATGATGATTGGAAACAGGGTTATTTACTTAGAGAGTTTAATGGTGAGAATATTGAGAAGTTAAAAGAAATATTAATGATTATTGGTCCCAAATATGCTAAGTTATCTACAGATGAAGATTTTGAGAAAGCCGCTGAGTTACTGATGAGTTTATTTGAACGACAATCCGAGGAAATGAAATATTCTTACATGGCCGAGAGAAACCGATGCAAAGAACGTGGTGCTATACAAATGATTGAAATGGAAACTTGTAACGCATTTCAGAACTATGGTATTTTTTCACTTGGTCGTTGTTTCTATAGTTACGTAACCACGGTTTCAGTATTACTAAGTCTTTATAAATTAGTTGATGACACTTCTTTGGATTTATCAGAAATGTTAGAGAAGATTGGTAAAGACAATATTAGTATTGGTGGAGACTGGTATAATTACATGTATGAACAAGATTGTGTTGATTATGATGAAGAATCGTACAACCGAGATATTGCTTGGGAGTTAGAGAGAATTATGACTAAACTTGAAGAAGACAATGATATTGAAAGTGTAAAAGAGTTTTATTCTAAAGCTCAACAATATATTGGTAAATTTGGGTTTGACGAATTTGTTGAATTACCTAAAAACAAAAATTCAAGATTTAAAATAACCAACTTAGACCCCAAAGAAGGTAAGATAACAGTTGTTTTTATCAAAGATATAAAAAACGACCATAGAAATGTTGAAAACAGAAGTTACGATATTGACGATTTCGGAACTTTTTTATACCAACCTGAATTATTTGAGTCAAGAAAATTTGGTAGATTGAAATAATGGTCATATATTTGCATCATGGAAAGAGACTACCAGTTGCTGAAAGATATATTATCAATCCCAACTAAAACATTTAAGGAAGATTTAATGATTAACTTTTTGGTTGATTATTTAACCAAAAACGGATATTCATTTTTCTTGGACGGAATGAGAAATATCTATGTGACCAAACAAACAGATGAGAATGTTGAGTTCTTTCCTTGTGTTGTGGCTCACACAGACACCGTCCACCAAATCAACGTGATTAACATTCGTGAAGAAGAATTACCTAATGATTTGGGTGAGAATAAATTCGCACTAAAAGGTTATGATGACAACGGTCGTCCATCAGGAATTGGTGGTGACGATAAGTGTGGTATCTTTACCTGTCTTGAGTTGTTGAAAGAACTACCTAATTTAAAAGTCGCTTTCTTTGTTGCTGAAGAAACAGGTTGTCACGGTTCAAAACAAGCTGACGAAGAGTTCTTCTCAAATGTTGGTTACACAATTCAATTTGACGCTCCGGGTAACTGGATGGTAAGTGAGTTCTGTATGGGTGTTCAGTTGTTTTCTCGTGATAGTAAGTTCTTCAAAATCTGTGATGAGGTTTTGACCAACACATTTAACCCTGATAGAAAATATCAGTCACACCCTTACACTGACGTTTACGCTCTTAAACAAAAGTTTGATTTCTCTTGTATTAACTTTGCAATCGGTTATTACAACTACCACACCGCCAATGAGTATGTAATCGTTGAGGACGTTTATAATGGGGTTAAAACGGGTAAGGAAATGATTGAGAAACTTGGTTGTGAAAAATACCAATTCATCCCACCTAAAAACCGACAATATCAATTATTTATGTAAAAAAAAAGAGGAGTTTATGACTCCTCTTTTTTCTTTCTACCCTTCTTTACAGTGGGTTCTTTATATTTAATTTCCTTGTTATCGGCAATCAAGGTGTAGTGCCCACCTTCTACGATTACCCCCTTGATAACTTCTTCTGAAATGAAGTCCTCAAGTTTATCCTGAATCGCTCTTTTCAAAGGACGAGCTCCGTACATTTCATCAAAACCTACTTCAGAAATCATATCAACAATACTATCATCAAATTCAACGAAGTACTTCAATCCATCCAAACGAGATTTCAAAATACCCATTTCAATTTTAACAATTTTCTTAACGTCTTCTTTAACCAAAGAGTTGAAAATGATAACCTCATCAATACGGTTCAAGAATTCAGGTTGGAAAAACTTCTTAAGTTCTTTCTTAAGGGTTTCTCTTTTTTGTTCTTCCTTAACATATGAACTTGTACTTGTTTCAAATCCAACCCCAACACCAAAGTCTTGTAGTTTCTTAACCCCCACGTTTGATGTCATGATGATTACACAGTTCTTAAAGTTAATCTTACGACCAAGACTATCTGTCAAGTGACCATCGTCTAACACCTGAAGTAAAGATGAGAAGATGTCTTTGTTTGCTTTCTCAATCTCGTCAAACAATACAACTGAGTAAGGTTTGTTTTTAACCTGTTCAGTTAACTGACCACCTTCTTCGTGACCAACGTATCCCGGAGGTGCTCCGATTAAACGAGATATGGTATGTTTCTCTTGGTATTCGGACATATCAATACGAATCATGTTGTCTTCACTACCAAAGATTTCTTTTGCCAATTGTTTCGCCAAATATGTCTTACCAACACCTGTTGAACCCAAGAAGATAAATGAACCGATTGGTTTTTTAGGGTCTTTGATTCCGATTCGGTTTCGACGAATTGACTTGGCGATTTTAGATACTGCTTCAGATTGTCCGATTACTTTTTCAGAAAGGACTGATTCCAACAATGCCAATGAGTTTGTTTCATCCGCAGTTAATTTACTTACAGGGATTTTTGTCATATTAGACACAACCTCGTAAACCAACTCAATTGAAACCTCTTTTTTGTTGTTGTTAAGGTCTTCCTCAAACTTTTTCTTTTCAACCTCAAGTTTGTTTAGGATTCGTTTTTCTTTATCCCTAAGGTTAGCCGCTTCCTCGTAGTTTTGTTTCTTAACTACGTCAAGTTTCTCAATTTTAACTTGAGCCGCCTCTTCTTTGAGTTTCTCAATAATTTCAGGGATTTTAACATCAACCTGACTACGAGCACCAACCTCATCAATAATGTCAAACGCTTTGTCAGGGAACTCTCGGTCTGTGATATAACGGTCCGCCAAATCAACACACGCAGTTAACACCTCATCAGTAAAATGAACTTTGTGGAACGCCTCGTACTTGTCTTTAGCGTTATTTAGGATTTCCAAAGTCTCTTCTTTAGTTGCTGCGTCCACAACAACTTTTTGGAAACGACGTTCCAATGCTCCATCCTTTTCAAAGTTCTTACGATACTCGTCCAAAGTGGTTGCTCCGATACATTGGATTTCCCCACGAGCAAGTGCTGGTTTGAAGATGTTTGATGCGTCCAATGAACCTGACGAGTTACCCGCACCTACAATAGTGTGAATCTCGTCGATGAATACGATTGTATTAGGTGTTGTCTGTAATTCTTCAATAATCACCTTCATACGTTCTTCGAACTGACCACGATATTTGGTACCAGCAACTATTGATGTCATATCCAAAGATACGATTCGTTTGTCCATCAAATTACGAGGACACTCACCATTAAAAATTTTGATTGCCAAACCTTCCACTATGGCAGTCTTACCACAACCAGGTTCACCAATAATAATAGGGTTATTTTTCTTTCTACGAGACAAAATCTGAGCGATTCTCGTAATCTCTTGCTCACGACCAATTACGGGGTCTAATTTACCTTGTTCTGCTAACTTAATCAAATCCCTACTGAAATTATCCAATACGGGTGTTGTTGAGTTAGAGTTTGATTTAGGTGATTTACCCTTGTTGTCGTTATCCATTGATTCTATCATATCTAAAATTTTATATGACAAAGATACAGCTAGTTTTTAGAAATATCAACCAGCATCATATTTATTATTATGGAAAAACAATTGCCATGGGTTAAGTTTGTAGATAAATTAAATCTCATAGAAGATTTGATTGAAACTTACTATAAACTAAGAATGGAGTTTAAAAAGGAGGGTTGGACTCAAGAAGATTTAGAGAGACCCCCTTACTACCCACCAATGTTACTGCAATTACGAGGAGACTTCATTAGAGAACAAGCAAAGGTTTTTGATGTAATTAAAAGTTACGGGTTTGATGTTGACCATGACGATTATGTTCACTATTTACAAAATATTCTTAAAGTTATTGATGACAATACACCTTTAAATTAAAAAGTTATGGCAATTACAAAAGAAGAAATCGTTGGAACCAAAATTATTAACGAAGTACAATCAAGTAACATCGTAAGAACTGAATTTGATACTGAATCAAAATTAATGATTGTTGAATTCAAAAATGGTATGAGATACCAATACGAGGGGGTTCCCCATGAAGTATATACTCGTTTTAGAATGACCGAATCTCAGGGTAAGTTCTTTAGTTCCGACATCTCAAAAAAATACAAATTCGTTAAATTGTAATAATTACCAATTACAAACTATTTATTAGGGATGAGTAATATCCAATCCATAATAAAGAGTTTTCACTTACAGGATGAGTTAAATCCTAAAGTGTGGAAAACCGAAGGTGATTCATATGTGATGAGACCTTTGGTAAGAGCTCGACTACTTGAGATAGCAAATATCTTCATTGAGTTCTTAGATGTTGACGTGATTATTAATGATATTACAATGACAGGTTCATTAGCCAATTATAATTGGTCAAAGTATTCTGACGTTGATTTACACATTATGGCGGACTTTAGACAATTTAATGAGGAAGAGTTACCGTTATATAAGGAATTGTTCACCTTAAAAAAAACTATCTTTAACGATAAACATAATATAACAATTTTCGGTTACGATGTTGAGTTATATATGCAAGATTCAAATGAACCCCACATTAGTACTGGGGTTTATTCAGTTTTAAACGATGAGTGGGTTAACAAACCTAAACAAGAAAACGTTGAGGTTGATAAAACATTAATCAAAAACAAATCACAACAATGGATGGATATTATCGACGGAGTTATTGAAAACGCTGAAGATGAATCAATCGACGAAGCCAAATTACTAATTAAGAAATATAGAGACAAGTTAAAAAAATATAGAACTTGTGGTCTTGAAAAGGGTGGTGAATACTCAGATGAAAATCTGGTATTTAAAGTTTTAAGAAGAAATGGTTACATTGAAAAGTTAATCAACTTCACAAATAAACATATTGACAAGAAATTGTCATTAAAAGAGAAGATGAGTAAATAACAACATTTTAAATACTCAACATATTTATATATAAAATAATTTTTTAAAGAAAAACAAAAATGGCAGGATTAAAACCAATCGGAAGTGAAAAGTTAGAAGGTATGGATAAGATTAACCGTATCCTTGAAATCTCTAGATACAAAGAAACTAAACCTCAACCTGTGAATGAAGACAGGTCGGTTGAGTATCGTAAGACATTATCAGATGGTAACGAATACCAAATCGTAAAAGAAAAAAATGGTTATGTTATCAAAAAATCGTTAAATGAAGGTCTTGAATACCTTGAGCCAATGAAGAATAGAAAATATTATTCATCTTATTCTCAGGCATTTAAAAGACTTAATTTGATTGCAAAAGAAGTTAATATTAATGAAGGTTATGGTGATAACGTATCTTTGTTTGAAAACGCGGCTAACGAAGCCACTAAATACATCTTAAAATTTGGTGAAACTAAGGAACAAGCACCAGCTGCGGCACCTGCCCCCGCTCCTGCTCCCGCTCCCGCACCTGCTCCGTCACCTGAAATGGCTCCTGAAGCACCTGCTGATGATGTACCAATGGACGATGAGATGGATATGGATGTTGACATGGAAACTGAAGTTGCACCTGAAGATGAGGAACAAGTTACCTATAAAACCATTCAAAAATTAACAGGAAAATTAGCACAAAAAATCAGAGCTTTTAACGACGACGAAGATAAAGAAGAAACTATGTCTTCTAAAGATATTAAGTATGTGATTAATTCTGTATTATCGGCCTTAAATCTTAACGATTTAGAAGAAGAGGATATGGAAAGTATTGTTAACAAACTTGAAGGTGTTGAAGAAGATGGTCTTGAGGGTGGTGAAGAAGAAATGGATACTGAAATGGATGTTGATATGGAAACTGAAGTACCTGCAGATACTGAAGTACCGGCTGAAATGGCTGAAGGTATGGAAGACGGTGAAGAGTTTGTTGATTACTTATTCTCAGATGTTGAGGAAGGTGTTCAAATGGAAGTTGGTGAAGAAGAAGGTGATGATTACATGTCAAAAGTTGAAGAAATGATTGAAGGTATGTTTACAGAATCTAAAGTTGATAGTGTATTGAAAAAATACTTCAAAACTTCTGACAATGAAAAAATGATTACAGAATCGAGAAAAAGTAAAACGTCAAAAAAACTTGAGAATGTTTGTGAAAGTAAATCTCAATTAATGATGTCGAAAAAATTACTTAACAAATACCCTAACGCTAAGTTGGTTGGTAAAACGGTTAATAAAAACTTGGTTTTCGAATCAAACAACAAACAAATTAAAGTAACAAAAGACGGTCAGATTCTATGAGTTATTTAATATATGTTAATGAACTTGGACCTAATTACAAGGGTGATAACATATATGAATTTATTTTCTCAGATAAGACTGAAGAAATTTGGGGTGAAAACTGGGAATCTAAACCATCTAATGGTTACCCCTTCCCACCTGATTTAGAACACATACAAAAAGTAGGTGTTTTAAAGAATGACTTAATAACCATGTCGGTGGTTCAAAATTCCGACTATTTTTCGATGATGGACGCGATGGACGGAGTTATCGCTTTATCATGGGAGAATGAAACTGATGATGTTGACTTTACACAAGAAACCAGATTGGTTTTTAAATTTGGTGAAGAAGAATCATCGGTAAAAGATAAATTATATGAACGTGACATCGTTTTAGAATTTGAAAAGAAGGTGGTATATGAAAACTAACCAAAAACAATTAAAATTGATTCAATACGGTCTAAGACCATCTACAGTGACTAATTTATCTGAGTCACAAGTTAATTCATTATACAAAAGACTTAATGAGTCTAAAGAGGATTATTGTGACGCATGTGACAGAGTTAAGTCAGAATGTGTTTGTGATAAAAAAACTGAGACTAAAGAACAAAAAGGTACTGTAAGTGTAAAAGGTGCGGATGTTAATAAAATTAAAACATTAACTGACCAAGGCATTAATGTCCAAGTGACTGAAACTGAAATGTATGAAGATGATGGTTCTGAATTAGATTATAACGTAGGGGACACTCAAGACCCAATCCAAAAAGGACCTACAGGTGACGGAGACCCAAATTCAATCCAAGAAAAAGAAATCATGGAAAAATTTGAGTCAAAGAAACAACAAAAATATTTCTTTGCCAAATGTGGCGACGGTAAAACTAAAGAACAAAAGAAATGGTGTAAAATGGCCGAAGAATTCGCCGACAAAACCAATTTCAAAAAGTTACCTGAAAAGAAAAAACAAGAAACTAAAGAAAGTGGTATGAGTAATTTCACTAATAAAGTTGCATCAGCATTCGCAGGTGGTTTAAAATCTAAGTTGAATTCTAACTTAATTAATCCTACATTTACCGAAAGTGAAATTGAGAAACAGATTATGAGAATAGTTGAAAAACACATTAGTCCAAAAATGACTAAGAAAGAATTTATTAATTTGGTTAAAGAACAAGGTACTAAGACGGCACCTGCAAGACCAGGGGTTAGACCTGATGTTGACACACCGTCAAGACCATCAAAACCTGCAACACCATACAAACCAAAGCCAGGTGTTAAACCAGCGCCTAAAGCTAAAAAAGAAATACCAACTTGGTTAACATTTAACGAACTAGGAATTAAATTACAGGACTAATGAAAAGTACTAACAGCAAAACAATTATTAGACAATTAGAACATAAATTGGTTACTGAAGGTTTAACCAAGAAGGAACATACTTTGCTTCGTGAATATAAAGAAAAAGTAACTGAAGCTCCAATCGATTACGAAGGTCCTGAAAGAATGGAACCTGGTATTGAAAGAAAGATTACATCAAAAGAAACCCCATATAGTAAGGATTTCCCTGCGATTCCTAAAATGGATAGAGATTACGTTGAACTTATTTCATCTAAGAGATTTAAAGACTCTGTAGATAAGGTTAGACGTGCAATGGGTGACACAAGAGCAATTCAGGGAAGTGACCCGTTAAGAAGTTTAATGATGTCTGTAATGCAGTCATTACAACAAGTAATGATGATTCAGATGCGTAACAAAGAAGAATTAGAAAAATTAGCCGTTGATTTGGTGGTTAAAGAATTAGGTATTCCTGAAGGAGCAATGCAGTTTGATGCTGAATTAGTCATGCAACCTATGGGTTCTGCGGAAGGAATGCAACAAGAACCTGAATTACCAAGTGAAGAGGAAATTGAAGAATTTATGGGTGATGTTGAAATATTTAACATGGAACGTGCTAAAAGACGTTTCCTAAACTCATTAATTCAAGGTGCCGCATTCAAGGGTGGACACATGTTTAACTTAGTTTCTACTGAGTTAAATCAAATTGACCCTCGTTTGATGAATCTATATACCGTAACACAAGCGTTAATGGAACACGCATATTGGTTATTCCCTGATATGGAAGGAATGGCCGGTGGCGGTGGTGGTCAAATGGGTCAAGAAGAAATTGATACTGAAACTGACCCACCAACAGTAAAGGCGAGAGCGATGACTTTCCCCCTTTTAGTACACGAATTGGTTAAAGGTGTTTATGAAGTATTTGGTACTCATGGATTACCTGATGACCCAAGACAACAAGAAATGGTTATGAAGGCTGAAGATACTTTACCAGCTGAGATTTGGGATTCTCGTTTAGGTCCAATCTTTTGGGAAAAGTTCATGGCGGCATACCCAATGGAATTGTTCGAGGATGATATGAAACACATCCAACACTACCTGTTTATGAGATTCTCCAAATTAAATGCAGAGGAATTTTTCAGAGTGGCTAAACTTATCCTTTCAGGTAACCCACAAGGAAATCAATTCATTCAAAGAATGGTAGATGAAATTGTTAAAGAATTAAATGAGTATGAAGCCGAACAGGCGTACTCATCAGATGATGACGATGACTTAGGTGATGATGACCTTGATGATTTGTTAGGTGGCTTGGGGATATCAAGAACCTAATTAATCACCTTTATGGCTAATTTGACAAAAGAACAAATCTTAATAGAATACGTTAAATGTCAAAAAGACGTTCAATACGCACTAAGAACTTATCTACAGACTTACGATAACACCGTATCTAAATACGTACCGTTAGAATTATTTCCTGACCAAGTTTCTTTATTACACGACTATGAAGAGTTTAACGAAAATATTGCGTTAAAATATCGTCAGGCAGGTGTATCCACGGTAACTGCCGCGTGGATTTCAAGGAAGTTAGCGTTTGCTAAAAAAACTAAACCTGAAAAGATTCTTATTATCGCCAACAAATTGGACACCTCTTTAGAGATGGCTAATAAAATCAGAGCATTTGTTGGTCAATGGCCAAGTTGGACAGGTATTGATTTTGCGGCGGAAAAAAATTCACAAAAACATTACAAATTAAATAACGGTTGTGAGGTTAAAGCCGTTGCAACATCTAAGGATGCCTTACGTGGATTTACCCCAACTATATTAGTATTTGACGAAGCGGCCTTTATCGAAGCCGATAGTGATTTCTGGGCGGCTTGTATGGCCTCACTATCTACGGGTGGTAAGGTAATCGTTGTATCAACCCCTAACGGATATGACCCAATTTATTACGAGATTTACGACCAAGCGTTAAGAAATATGAATGACTTCAAAATTTCTGAAATGTTTTGGTTTAGAGACCCTCGTTACGCCAAAGACTTATATCTTGTTAAGACTGACGATATTATTCACTATTTGTTAAACAAAGAAGAATACAACGAAAAAGAAATTATCAGTTGGGAATCAAAACCTTTTGATGAACGTAATTACGACGAACTAAAGGAATTGATGAATCAGGGTTACAAACCAAGTTCGACATGGTTTGAGGCGATGGTTAAAAAATTGAAATATGATAAACGTAAAGTTTCTCAGGAGTTGGAATGTAACTTCTTGGGTTCAGGTGATAACGTATTCGATTCTAAATTAATGCAAACGGTTCGTGAGAATATGATTCGTGAACCCCAAAATAAAATGATGGGTAATGCTTTATGGATATGGAAGGAACCTGTTGTTGGTCACAAATATGTTATGGGTGTTGATGTCAGTCGTGGTGATAGTGAAGACTTTAGTTCATTCCAAATCATTGACTTCGATGAGAGGGAACAAGTTGCCGAGTTTGTTGGTAAATTACCTCCTGATACAATGGCTGAGGTTTGTTACAAATGGGCTAACATGTATTCTTGTTTTGTTGTAATTGATATCACAGGTGGTATGGGGGTTTCAACGTCAAGAAAATTACAAGAGATGAATTTCAAGAATTTGTATGTTGATGGGGTAGACACTTCTAATAAATGGAAATATGACCCTAAAGCGGCCGAAAAAATACCTGGTATAAACTTTAACAATAAACGTGTTCAGATTATTGCTTCTTTCGAGGAGGTGATGAGACACGGGTTTAGAATTTATAGTAGCCGTTTATATAACGAAATGAACACTTTCGTTTACATCAATGGACGACCTGACCACCAAAAAGGACATCACGATGACTTAATCATGTCAGTTGCAATGGCGACTTATGTTGCGGAATCATCATTTGCGAACTTAACAAAAGTTACTGAACATACTAAGGCAATGATTGAGTCTTGGTCTGTAAACTCAAACACACAATCACATGACGCGATTAGTTTCAACCCTGTAATCCCCCACGCACAAGAAAGGATTCGACAATACGGTAGTCAAAACATTAGTAAAGATGATTACCAAAGATACGGTTGGTTATTTGGTATTAGATAATATTTATAAATAAAACTAAGATGGGACTAGTACAACGTAAAAAATCAGGAAACAAATTTAATGGTACAAAATTAAATGTTGAAGGTAAGGGTATTAGTACCGTTAAACCTGGTGGAAATAACATAATAAACAGACAAAGGGGTAGTGATAATACCGGTGAAGTCAATAGACCAACCAACCCTTAACTATTTAATTATTGATATTTAGAATTAGATTTATTACATGGAAAATAACAATCAACAATATACAGTTTGGCAGAGGTTATCACAAGCCTTTGGTCCTAACGCCTTGTTAAATCAGGACTACCCAACGTATAAATTAGATAAGAAAGAATTACTTAGAACGACATCTAAGCAAGAATATGAGACCGAAAAACTTCAGGCTCAACAAACTTATTACTTAGCCAACCAATGGACTAAGATTGAAAGTAATCTATATACACAAGCCGTTTATTATGAACCAACTCGTTTGGCTTCATTTTATGACTACGAATCAATGGAATATACCCCTGAGATATCTGCGGCGTTAGATATCTACGGTGAAGAATCCACTACTGTTGACCAAAATGGTTATATGTTACAGATTTATTCTGAGTCAAAAAGAATTAAATCAATTTTGATTGATTTATTCAACAATGTTTTAGACGTAAACACCAACTTACCAATGTGGACACGAAACACTTGTAAGTATGGTGATAACTTTGTTTATTTGAAACTCGACGCTGAGAAAGGTGTTGTAGGGTCAATGCAATTACCTAATATTGAGATTGAGCGTCTTGAGAGAGGTATGGCTGCTAAGTCGGCAAATGTTGACGAACCAAAAGAAAACAAAGGATTACGTTTTAAATGGAAAGCCAAGGATATGGAATTTAATTCTTGGGAAATTGCTCACTTTAGATTGTTAGGTGATGATAGAAAACTTCCTTATGGTACCTCTATGTTGGAAAAAGCAAGACGTATTTGGAAACAACTTCTATTGTCTGAAGACGCGATGTTGATTTATAGAACATCAAGAGCGCCTGAAAGAAGGGTTTTCAAGGTGTATGTTGGAAATATGGACGACAAAGATGTTGAACCGTATGTACAACGTGTGGCTAACAAATTTAAACGAGACCAAGTGGTTGACTCAAAGACTGGTAATGTCGATATGAGATTTAACCAAATGGCGGTTGACCAAGATTACTTTATCCCTGTTAGAGACCCTGCAGCACCAAGTCCGATTGACACATTACCTGGTGCACAGAACCTAGCGGAGATTGCCGACATCGAATACATCCAAAAGAAATTATTAACAGCACTTCGTGTTCCTAAGGCGTTCTTAGGTTTTGAAGAAGTTGTTGGTGATGGTAAGAACTTATCATTAATGGATATTCGATTTGCTAGAACTATTAACAGAATCCAAAAATCTATGATTGCTGAGTTAAATAAAATTGCAATCATTCACCTATTCTTATTAGGATTTGAGGACGAGTTATCAAACTTTACATTAGGTTTAACAAACCCATCTACACAAGCTGATTTGTTAAAGATTGATGTTTGGAAAGAAAAATTATTAGCTTATAAAGACGCAGTTACCGCAATCGAAGGTATTGCACCTGTATCTGTAACGTGGGCTAAGAAACACATTTTAGGTTTCTCAGATGAAGAGATTAAACTTGATTTACAACAACAACGTATTGAGAAGGCGGTTGGTGCTGAATTAACAAACACCGCAACCATCATTTCACATACGGGTGTATTTGACAATATCGATAAACTTTATGGTTCTAAATCAGGCTCTACTGAGAACGCAGGAGGAGCAGGAGCACCACCACCTCCAGGTGGAGACATGGGGGGTGACTTGGGGGGTGA